GCCGCCGCCCGTGCCATGCAGGGGTGGGCGATCGGGCAGGAGATCACCGAGGCCCAGTTCACCGACGCGCTCCGGGACGCCGGCGCGATCGAGATGAGGTGAGACCATGTCGATTCCCGACGTCAGACTGACCATCCTCGACGGCGCCCTCGGTCTCTCCTCGGGCTCCGCCTCCCGCACCCAGGTCAAGCTCGGCACGAGCTCCGCGGGCACCGTCAACACGCTCTACTCGATCTCCGACATCTCGACCCTCCAGGCCACGTTCGGCCAGGGGCCGCTCGTCGAGGCCGCGGCGCGGGTGCTCGCCATCGCCGGCGGGCCGGTCCTGTGCATGCGGGTCACCGGCTCCGTCGCCGGCGCCGTCGGCTCCGTCACGGCCACCCAGACCGGCACGGCGACCCTCGCCGCGTCCGGGGCGGCGTACGACGCCTACGAGCTGAAGGTCATCATCGTGAAGGGCGGGGCCACGCTCGCCGCGGCGACGGCGACGTTCCAGTACAGCCTCGACGGCGGCAACACCCTCTCCGCCGAGCTCGCGGTCCCGGCCTCGGGCACCTACGTCATCCCGAACAGCGGGATCACCCTCCAGTGGACGTACGTCTCCGGCACGGCGTTCGTGGTGGGCGACTACTGGACCGCGGCGGCGACGGCGCCGGGCTACTCGACGACCGACATCGCGAACGCGGTGACGCCGCTCCTCGCCGACCCGCGCACGTGGTTCATGCTGCACCTCGTCGGCGTCCCCACGAACCTCTCCGGCGCGCGCGGCGTCTTCGCTGCCCTCGCGACCCACATGGCCACGGCGGCGAGCGGGTACCGCTACGCGTTCGCGCTCATGGAGGCGCCGAGCGACACCGACGCGAACCTCCTCGCCTCGAGCACCGGGTTCGGCGACCTCGCGGACTCCCGCGTCGCCGTCGGTGCCGGGTACCTCGACGTCATCTCCCCGATCTCCGGGCGCTCCTACACCCGGAACGTGGCGTGGGAGGCGGCGGCGCGGGCGTCCAAGGTGGCCCCGTCGCAGGATCTCGGCGCCGTCGAGGATGGCCCGCTCTCGGGCGTCGTGAGCCTCGCGCGCGACGAGCGCGCCACCGAGGGGCTCGACGCGGGCCGGTTCACCACCGCGCGGACCATCGTCGGCCGGCAGGGCTACTACCTGACCCGCGGACGCGTCTTCGCCTCGGCGGGCTCGGACTACTCCCTCGTCCCGAACCGCCGCGTGATGGACATCGCGTGCTCGGTCGCCCGCGACCGCGCGCTCAAGTTCCTCAACGCCAAGATCGCCGTCAACTCGAACGGCACGATCCAGGACAAGGCCGCCACCGCGATCGAAGGCTACGTCGAGGCCGGGCTCCGCGGCGAGCTCACGCAGAAGGACGACGCCGTCGACGTGGGAGTGCAGGTCGACCGCACCGTCAACATCCTCTCGACCGGGCAGCTCAAGCTCCGGGTCCGGGTGCGGCCCTTCGGCTACGCCTCGGACATCCAGGTCGAGCTCGGGTTCACCTCGCCCGCCATCGCGGCGGCCGCGTAAGGAGCGAACGTCATGGGTCTCGCCATCCCGATCGTCAATGGCCGGCGGTACGACTTCACCTCGATCGACATCGCGATCGACGGCATCCCGATCCTTGGTCGGGCTCCGTCCTCGATCACGTACCGGGACTCGCTCGAGCCCGGCGTGGTGCGCGGCGGCTCGGCGCTCCCCCTCGGCCTCACCCGCGGCGAGTACACCGCCGAGATGACGCTCGAGATGCCGAAGGAGGAGTCGACCACGTTCCTCAAGGCGCTCGCGGCGACCGCGGGCGGCGCCGGGTCCGCCGGCGGCTTCATGGAGGCGCGCTTCGAGGTGACCGTCTCGTACGCCGAGGGGTTCGGGAAGACGCAGACCGATCGCCTCAACGGCTGCCGCGTCAAGAGCGTGGACGAGACGCACGCGAAGGGCCCCGACGGCCTCACCGTGAAGTTCGAGTGCTTCGTGCAGTACATCATGCGCGACGGCCTGATGCCGCTCGGCGTCGACGCGATGCTCAGGTAGCTCACCCCGCAGCACGGAGGGCCACGACCCCATGGCCGCCATCGACCCCGCGAAGATCGAAGACCACAAGGCGAAGCTCGGCAGCGACAAGGTCCACCACCTCAAGGCCGGCGAGTACGAGATCCTCGTGCGCTCGCCCGGGCGCGCCCAGTGGCGCCGGTTCATGCAGACGTCCGCGGTTCCGGAGCGTCGCGCCGACGCGATCGAGATGCTCGCCCGGGACTGCCTGCTCGAGCCGTCCGCGAAGGACTTCGACGCCCTGCTCGAGGAGCGGCCGGCGCTCGGGCTCATCTTCGGCGAGGAGGTCGCGACCATCGCCGGGATCGGGCTGGCCGTCGAAAAAAACGCCTAGCGGAGCGGTTCGAGGAGGCGCTCTCGAATCCGCTCCTGGCTGGTGAGGCGGTCCACGCGCTGTTCCGCGGAGGAGACGAGGAGGACGAGCATCTCGGGGCGTTGATCATGGCGGCCGGAGCGCTGGCCTGGGTGGCTCCGGGCGGGAAGGGGAAGTGACGTGGCGGCGAAGCGGCTCCAGTGGATTTTCGACCTGATCGACAGGATGGGGGCCCCGGCCCGCCGGATCGCCACGTCGCTGGAGCGCACCGAGCGTGCCGCGAAGGGCCTGGAGTCCGCCACGGGGAAGCTCGGGAAGACGCAGGAGCGGGTGACGCGCTCGACGCGCTCCCTGGGTGACTCGCAGCGCAGGGCGAGCGTGGGCGGCAGCGGGTTCTTCGTGAAGATGACCGGCTGGTATCTCGGCATGCAGGCCGGGATCGCCGCGGTCCGAGGGCTCGCGTCGTCGATCCTCGAGCTCCCGTACGCCTTCGCGAAGGCCGGGATCGCCGCGGCGTCGTTCAAAGAGAACACGATGCTGGGGCTCAACATGATGCTCCGGGATCCGGCGAAGTCGAAGGCGCTGTACCAGGAAGCGGTCAACTTCGCCGACATCTCGCCCTTCGAGACCGAGCCGACGCTGAAGTGGTACCGGCAGCTCGTCGCCGCCGGCGTCGGCACGCAGGGGCTCGGCACGCCGGGCGGGTCGCGCATCCTGAAGATCCTCGCCGGCCTCGGGGACATCGCCTCGACGCAGAACAACCCCGGCGAGGCGATGGACCGGATCCTCCTCCAGGTCACCCAGATGCTCAACAAGGGGCGCATGCTCGGGAACGACCTGCGCCCCCTCGCCGAGTCGGGCGTTCCGCTCGGGCTCGTCTACGAGAAACTCGCCAAGAAGCACGGCATCAGCATCGCCGAGGCTCGGTCCGAGAAGTGGGAGGGGAAGTTCGGCGCTGGCGAGGGCCTCCAGGCCATCCTCGAGGCGTCCGCGGAGCGCTACGGCGGAGGGCAACTCGGCGGCGGCATGGGCCCGGCGTCGCGCACCGCCTCGGGCCTCTACTCGACCCTCAAGTCCCGCTGGTACCGGATGGCCGAGGACCTCGGCACGACGCCGGCCTGGGACTCGATGAAGAAGGCGCTCGACAACCTCGTCAACGTCCTGGACCCGACGTCGCCTACCGGCGCGCGGCTGAAGGGGAACGTGGAACTCCTCTTCGACAAGCTCCTGACCGGCGTCTTCAAGCGGTTTGAGGACCCCGCGGCGATGACCGCGTGGGCGAACGCGATGATCGACGGGATCGGTAAGCTCATCCCGATCTTCGAGCGCATCGGGAAGGCGGTCGGGGACTTCGTTGGCTCGCTCCCCAAGGTGCTCGACTTCGCGGTGAAGTTCGCCAAGATCTGGCCCAACCCGGTCAGCGCGATCCTCGACGAGCGCGCCGAGGTGGCGAAGGTCGCCGGCGGAGCAGTCCAGAGCGGCCCGATCGGAGCGCTCGTCCAGCGCCTCACCGAGCTCCAGTCGAAGCCGTCGCTCACCGGGTTCGAGCGGCAGGAACTCGACGCCGTGATCTTCCGTCTCCGCGGGCTCGGGTTCCCTACCCCGGTCGCGCCTGGGCAGCCGGCATCGCAGACTACGCCCGCGGGGTCCACCGGGGCGCCGCCGGCACCCCCGGGCGCGACCGGCGCGGCGGGCGAGGGGCCCGCGAAGACCTCGTTCAACATCCCCGGCGGCATCCACGTCCACGTCAACGGGGCCAGGGACCCGCGAGCGGTCGGTGACGAGGTTCAGGAGCGGCTCTCGTCGCTGTTCGAGCAGTACGCGATCCAGCAGGGGGTCGGGTAATGGCCGGCGAGGTGATCGTTTCGTCGCCGCCCACGAGTCAGGCGTCCGAGACGCCGAAGACGACGTTCTGGGATCACGCGCCGACGGGGCCGGGCGACGGCCAGGACAAGTGGGGGCAGGACGCCTACGTCCAGTTCAACGTCAACCTGGTCACGGCGTGGGAGCGTGTGACGCTCGCCGGACTCGCGCTCCCCGGCGTGTGCCGGGTTCGCTCCTCGGGCCGTTCGCGCAAGGTCGATGTCGCGGGCGCTCCGATGGAAGACGTCGAGGTGCTGAACGACCTCGGCGCGACCTCGGCCGAGGTCGCGATCACCGTGAAGGTCTGGACCCCCGGCCACCTCGCGCAGTGGGAGCGGTTCATGGACGCGGCGCGCGACTGGTTCCGCGCGGCGGAGGCTGCGGCGGTGAAGCGCGAGCAGCCTCCGGGCCTCGATGTGATCCACCCGGGCCTCAACCTCGCCGGCGTCACGTCGCTGTACCTGCGCCAGGTCGGGGTGCTCGAGCCGGGCGCGGAGCGCGGGACGTACGAGTCGACGATCCTCGCCGTGGAGTACCGTCACCGGCCGAAGCCGAAGAAGGACAAGGCGGTGAAGTCGGTCGACTCTTCGCTCGACGGCCTCGACAAGAAGTCCGTCGCGAAGGAACTCCGCCCGAAGCAGAAGCCGTCCGAGACCCAGGGGAAGCCGTGAGCGCGTTCGTCCTCAATGGCGAGGCCGCGCTCTGGGGCGAACTCACTGTGCCGCGCGTCGGCGTGTGGCATGCGGACGTCTCCATCGCGCGCCCCGGGGACGAACTCGCCCTGGCCGGCCCGGTGGAGCTCAGCGTCGGATCGACCACGTGGAAGGGCACGGTCCGGCGTTCGGGGGAGAACAAGGGGACGATCGTCACGCGCGTCGTGGGCGGCGCGGACGGGCTCTCGACCCCCATCGCGGCGAAGGCGTACCAGGGCGTGCCGGTGCGGATCCCGCTCGAGGAGATCCTCCAGGAGGCGGGCGAGACGCTCGCGCCGAGCACCGACCCGGCGATCCTCGGGACGATCCTCTACAACTGGAGCCGCTCGGCGGGCACCGCCGGCAACGCGCTCGCGGCCCTGCTCCAGGTCGCCGGCGCGACGACGTGGCGGATCCTGCCGGACGGGACGCTGTGGATCGGGACCGACACTTGGGCTCCGACGTCGCTCGACGACCACGTCTACCTCTCGGCGAGCCCCGGGCCCGGGTTCGTCGAGGTGTTCGCCGGCGACCCGCGGGTGTTCCCCGGGGAGACGTTCCGCGACCGGAAAGTGTCGGCGGTGTCGCACCGGTTCTCGGACCGGAAGCTCCGCACCCGGATCTGGTTCGAGGACGAGGACGGCGCGGGCGAGCTCGACCGCCTCAAGGCGGGGCTCGCCGCGTTCGTGCGGTCCCAGTTCCCGCGGCTCGACCACTTCGCGGCCTACTGGTGCCGTGCCGTCTCGCAGAACGCGGACGGCACGCTCGAGCTCGTGCCAGACGACGCGCGCATCGCGAGCCGGTCGAACGTACCGATCCGCTACGGGGTCCCCGGGGTCAAGGCGACGGTGGCGCCGGGCGCGCGCGTGCTCCTCGAGTTCGCCGCGGGCGACCCCTCGAAGCCCTTCGCGACGGTGTGGGAGAGCGCGACCCCGTCCGAGATCATCATCGGTCCGGGCGCGAACCAGCCCGTCGCGGTGGCGACCGCGCTGCGGACCGAGATCGACGCCATGTGGACGTTCCTCGCCGCTCACGTCCACACGTCGGCCGCGCCCGGGAGCCCGACCAGCCCGCCGACCACGGCCTCCGAGATCGTGCCGGTGAACACGCACGCCCAGACGATCGCCTCCTCGATCGTGAAGGTGAGCACGTAGATGACCGACCTCGGCCTCGACCTCTCCGCCACCCTGGGTCTCGACCCCGCGATGACGCTCGTCACCGGAACCCGCATCGTCGCCGAGGCGATCTTCCGGCGCCTGACCACCGAGCGGGGCTCGCTCTTCTATGCCCCCGGGTACGGCACCGACCTCCGGGAGATGCTCGTGGGCCGAATGGACCAGCGCCGGCTCGACGCGTGGCGGCTCCGGATCGAGGCGGAGTGCCGGAAGGACGAGCGCGTCGATACCGTCGCGGCGACCCTCTCGTTCGATCCCGCGACCAAGATCGCCAAGGTCAGCATCGAGGGAACCACCTCCGATGGACCGTTCGTGCTCGGGCTGGCGGTCACCGCCCTGAGCGTGGAACTCATGCCCGTGGGGTAAACCGATGGGGCTCACGTTCGCGCAGCTCGTGACGGCGAAGACGCAGGCGCAGATGCGCCAGCAACTCCTGGACGCGCTCCAGGGGCGCGGCGTCGTCACGCACGTCGGGACGGGCACGGGCTCGCTGGCGCTCTCCGGAACCCCCGTCGCGTCGTACGTCGACGTCCGGGTGAAGATCAGCACCGCGGGCGAGCCCGGGGCGGCGGCGTACCAGATCAGCTACGACGGCGGGGCGACCTACGGCGCCGCGGCGACAGTCCCGGCCTCGGGCCCGGTCGCGCTCGGCTCGACGGGCGTCTCCCTCACGTTCGCCGCCGGGCCGGCCGGGGCGGGCACGTCGTTCGTCCTCGCCGACGTGTACTCGTTCGCGATGGCGACTCCGACCTTCCCTGTCGACTCCTGGCGCGAGGGCGACGTTGCCCGGACGCTCGTCGAGATCGACGCGCAGGCGCTCTCGGACCTCACCGCGCTCGTCGTCGCGATCACGCAGGGCGGGTTCCTGCACCAGGCGTCGGCGAGTTGGCTCACGCTCCTCGCGTCCGAGGTGTACGGGCTCACCCGCAACGCTGCGGTGGCGACGAGGGGCACGGTGCGGCTCACGGCGACCGCCGAGGCGGGCCCCTACACGATCGCCCCCGGGCAACTCCGCGTCGCCTCGACGTCGGGGCTCCGCTTCCAGAGCGCGAACACCACGAACGTCACGCTCGTCAGGGGCGGCACGCTCGACCTCGTGGTCCAGGCGGAGTCCCCGGGCGCCGCGTACAACGTCGCGAACAGCACCATCACCACCATGCTCACCCAGCTCGCCGGGGTCACCTGCAACAACCCCGACCCGGGCACGGGATCCTGGCTCACGGTCGCCGGCGTCGACGAGGAGACGGACGCGGCGCTGCGCTCGAGGTGCGAGGCGCGGTGGCCGGAGTCGGGCTTTGGCTCGCCGGCGGCGTCGTACGACCTCTGGGCGCGCACCGCCGACGCGACCATCACGCGGACCAAGGTCGTCGCGTCCGGCACCGTCGCTGGGCGCGTCGACATCTACGTCGGGGGGGCCTCCGGAGCTGTCGCCGCCGGCGCGGTCACCGCGGCGCAGAACTACATCACTCCGCGCGCGCCCCTCGGGACCACCCCGGTCGTCACGAATGCCACCCCTCTTGCGGTGACGGTGACGGCCACGCTCTACGGGAAGGCGCAGTACCAGACCGCCGCGCTGGCAGCCGCAGCCGTGAACCTCGCCGACCTCATCGCCGCGACCCCGATCGGTGGGACCATCTACCGCGCCGCCATCTTCGGCGCGCTCATCCGGATCACCGGCGTGGAGAACGTCACGATCGCGGCTCCGGCCGGAGACACCGCCCTCACTACGTCCCAGGTCGCGACGCTCTCCGCCGGCCTGTCCTGGAGCAACACCTGATGCCGACCTTCGCTGACTACGAGTCCAGCGAACTCGCGCCGGGGTGGCTACGGGACCCCTGGGGCGCCGCGCTCCTGAAGGCGCGGGGCGCACAGAAGGACTGGCTCGCCGACGCGCTGAAGCAGGGCGTGAAGGCGCGCATGCCTGGGGCCGCGCCGCTCGACGCGCTCCCGCTCATCGGTCGGGAGCGGGGAATCACCCGGGGCAGGACCGAGACCGTAGACTCGTACCGCGCCCGGCTGAGGGGCGCGTGGGAGGCCTGGCGCTGGGCGGGAACGCCCTACGGCATGCTGCTCGCGTTCTACTGGGCCGGGTACCGCCCGACGGCCGGGCGCGTGGCGATCCAGACGCAGGGCGACGCGGTCGCCGGCGGGCGCCAGTTCACGCTCCGAGCCGACTTCGACCCGACGGTGCACACCCCCGAGAACGCGCTCGTGATCGCCGACCTGGGCGTCGTCCACCTCGGCGGCTCGCCCGCCGAACTTTGGCCGGACTTCGCCGTCCTCTTCGTGGGCCCGATCCTGTCGGCCTGGATCCCGACGCCGCCGGTCGATGGCTCCGACGAGGTGGACGGGATCCGGGATCTCATCTCGAGGTGGAAGCCGGGGCACGCCCGGTGCGTGAAACTCGTCGTCGCCGGCGGGCCCCTGTGGGGCTATCCGGGCGACGACCACTGGAACAGCTACCCCGGCCAGACCTGGGCGCAGGTCGGCGCCGGGATCTCGGCGACGTGGACCCCGCCGGCAGGGTGAGGAGAGGCTCATGAGCACGACGTACAACGGCAGCGCGTCCGGAATCTCACCGCACGACACCGCGGCCATCACGGTCGCCCAGAGCACCGACGTTCTCAGCGAAGAGGGGTTCAACGTCGGGCTTCGGAAGCTCGCGGACTTCGTCGCCTTCCTCATGGGCAACGGGACCAGCCCGACCCAGCCGACGCTCAACGCCGGGTGGGCGCACGTCACGGGCACCGAGGTGAAGTACTGGAGGGACGCCCAGGGGATCGTCCACATCGAGGGCCAGGCCAACTGGACCTCCGATCCGGGTCTGATCGTCTTCACGCTTCCGGCGGGCTACCGTCCCGCGACGACGAGGGCGTTCATCTGCTCGAAGAGCATCGGTGCGTCCTCCGTGGTGGTTCAGTCCGACGGGACGGTCACCAGCTATGGCGCGGTCGGGTCCGGGTGGGCCTACTTCGACGGGATCCAGTTCCGCGCAGCCTAGAACGGGATCCGCAGGCCGGTCCCGAGCGCCCGGTTCGAGTGGATCGCGACGAGCTCGGGCGGGATGAAGATGACCTGCCAGATCGTGCGGAATGGCCGCGGCGCCAGGTGCGCGACGAGGGTGTGTCCCGCGAGCGCGCCGATGAAGAGCAGGTTGACCTTGGCTTGGCTCGGGTGAGATCCGAGCAGCGGATTCGACTCCTCCGCGCCGTGCGCGCGAAAGTCGCTCGTCTGCATCCAGTCCACGGCGACGACGCCGACGAAGGCGGCCTGGAGCGTGAGGTCGTACCACGTCCAGCGCCGAGCCTCGGACCAGCCGTCCCGATACGCCGGGAGCGCTGGCGGGGGGGCGAGCGCGCGCGAGGGTGCGTCCCAGTCGACCCGGAGGTCTGGCGTGCGGGCAGGCGCAGGGGGATCGACGCGCGCGATCCCGGCCGGCTCGGCGGCGAGGAGGAGTGCGAGGACCAGGATCATCGCTGGAGTCGCGCGCGCACGAGGTCCATCTCCGCGAGGAGGTGCTCGACCCGTTCGCGGTGGTCCGGGTGGACGTCCGGGCGGGGGCCCCGCGTCGCCGGGTCCTGCCGGAGCCAGATCCCCACCGCCGGCGCGAGCGCGTGGAGTTCGTCGAGGAGCGCGAGCGCTCGGACCTGGGCGTCCGAGAGGAGGGAGTCGAGGGCGACGGAGACCCGGGCCTCGACCGGCGCGTCCCGGGCGTCGGAGCCACACCACCGGCATCGGAGCGCCCCGACGGCGAGGTCGTGACGGCAGGACGGGCACGCCGCGGGCGACACCCCTCGACCGTAGCGGGACGGGCGGGCCCGGGCAAGGCCCGGAAGCGGCGGTCGGGCTGGCGCGCGCGCGCAAGGCGTGCCACTCGCGGGCGTGAATCGGGACCCCCGTCACCGCGCCCCGAAGGGAGCCTCCTCCATGCGTCTCCGCGTCTTCTTCGCCGCCCTCGCGGCGTGCCTCGTCGTGTCCTCCGCGGTCGCCGCGACCGCCACGCCCCCGACCTCCACGGCGCAGAACGGCTCGTGGAACCCCTCGCCGTACGCCGCCACGTTCGACCCGGGCGCGGTCGCCACCGGCGCCGCGGTCAACTCCGGGAACATGGACACGCGGATGTACCGGAGCGCCGACTGCGAGTTCACGAACGTCGCCACCGGCGCGTCCCGGTCCGTCCAGGCCGAGTGCTGGGATCCGACCTTCGCGACCACCGTGGGCCAGCTCCCCACCATCACGGTCGCCACCGGCCAGACGGCGGTGCTGGTGTTCGACCCGGACTCGGCGGGCACCACGCACCCGGACGCCGCGGGCTCCTCGGTGACGGTCTACCCGTTCCGCCCGTGCGCGTTCCTCACCGTGAAGTCGGCGTCCGCCTCGGGCGTCGCGCGCGTGCTCTGCACCCTGCGGTCGCACTGACGCCGGAGCCATGACCCCGGCGTCCGTCATCCCGCAGGTCGAGCCCTACCTGGCGGCGTTCGCCCAGGGGGCGCTCGCCTACGCCCAGCAGCACGGGACGCGGCCGGAGCGGGTCAGCCTCCTCGCGGCGATCTGCCTGCGCGAGACGCACGCCGGCTGGGCGCCCGGGTACCGGCCGCGGGGATCTCCGACGGGCACCGGCGACTGGGTCCTCCGCACCGGGCACTGGACGCACGAGCTCGGGGTCGTCCAGTGGCCCGACACGGGCGGGTTCCGCTCGACGCTCAAGGCGGCGGGGTGGAGCCTCCCGCGCGACTCGCGGGGCGAGGTGCTGCCGGGCCCATACGCGACGCCGCGGGACGGCCGAGGGTGGGGACGCGGGCTGTTCCAGCTCGACATCCTCGGCGCGTGCCGGGACCTCATCCCGCCGCCGGACGCGCCGTGGCAGGTGGACCTCCAGGCCTACGCCGCGGCCCAGCACATGGACATCGCGCGCCGCGTGCTCCGGGACGTGACCGGGGACGCCGCGATGCTCGAGCGAGCAGTGGTCGTCGCCTACAACGCGGGCGCCGTGCGCGCGGCGAAGGCGCTCCGCTCCGCCGTCTCCGCGGGGCGCCCGGACGCCATCGACGACGTCACCACTGGGCACGACTACTCGCGCGACGTCCTCGCCCTCGAGGCCGCGGTCGCCGCGCGCTGGCCGGACACCGCGGTCGAGATCCCCGTCCCCCCGAGGTCCGCATGAGCATCGAACCCGGCAGCCGGACGATCTTCTTCGGGGTGGTCGCCCTCGTGTTCCTGACCGTCGGCCTCGCCCTGTGCCTGGGGGTTCCCGTGCCAGGGAAGGACCTCTTCGGCGCCTTCTCGATCGCGGTCGGGGTGATCACGGGCACCATCGCGGCGAAGCACGGCGTCGAGAGCCTCGCCACCGGCGGAGGCATCGCCGGAGCGAAGTCGGCACTCATGACCGACCAGCAGCCCGGCGGACAGCAGCCTCCGCCCGGAGGCACCCCGTGACCCCGCGCGCCGTCGACCTCGTCACCCGCTGGCTCGTCGTCGGGCCGTTCCTCGCGTGGCTCGCCTGGGAGCTCGTGCTCCTCGCCCTCCGCGCCCGCGGGTGGCCGGTCCTGCTCGTCTCGCAGGAGGCGCGCCGGCTCGCGTACCGCGGGTTCCCGTCGATCGCGTACGCGCTCTCGGGTCTGAGCGTGCACTTCTTCGTGAACTGGACCCGCCCGACCTGGGACGGCTGGATCGCGACCGCGCTGGTCATCCTCTGGTGGTCGGTCCTCGCGGCGTACCTCGCCGCCGACGCGCTCGACCCCGATCACGCCTACTGGCCGATCGTCACCCAGTGGATTCGGTGGCCCCCGGTGGTGGCCGCGGTCGGGGGCGTGCTCGCCTACGTCGCCTTCCCGCAGCGCGCGCTCTGGACGCCGGGAGGCACGCCGTGACCTGGGCCCTCGCGCTGCTCCGGTCCTGGTCGGCCGGCGTCACGCGGGAGCGCGCGGCCGCGGCGGGCCGGTGGCTGTGGGCCCGCCGGACGCCGGTCCTCGCGGTGGCGGCCTGCCTCCTGTCGCTGCTCTACGTCCGGTCCTGCGGCCGCGCCTCGCGGGCCGAGGGCGAGCTCGCGGCGGCGGCCGCGCGGGAGACGCAGGACGCCAAGATGCGCGGCGCGGGCGTTCCTGTCGTCGATCAGGTCCCGCAGCCGGCCGTCGACGAGGAGGCGCGGCGTATGCTCGCCGAGTACCCCCAGGTCCGCGCCGAGCGCGACCGGCTCCGGAAGGAGATCGGGCCGCTGCGCACGCTTCTCGCGGTCCGGGGGCAGACCGACCCCGTGCCGGCGCACGGTGCCGCGCGCCCGGGCGAGCCCGCTCCGGCGGGGCCCCCGGCGCCGCGCGTGCTGCTCCGGGAGGGTGACGCCCTCCGCCTCGAGCTCGCCGGCGTCGGCGTCGAGGGCGACCGGGGCGCCCGGGCGCTGCTCCTGACCATCGCCGCGCGGCGCGCCGCCGATGGCGAGGAACTGGCGCGCGGGCCGCTCTCGGTCGACCTGACCCGGGTCTACGTGGCGGAGCCTGCGGCGGGGGCGTGCGCAGCGACCGCGGCGGAGCGCCGGTGGCGCGCCGGCCTGCTCGGCGGAGGCGCCGCGGGGCCGGGCGGTGGCGGGTGGGTGGCTGGCGCGGGCGCGACCTACCGCGCGGACCTGTGGGGATGGGGGCCGGAGGGGTTCGCCGGCGCCGCGGCCGGGCCGGGCGGCGTGATCGGGCTCCTGGGGGTCCTCTTCTGATGCGCGGGCGGTTCCAGAGCTGGGCGGCGGCGGTCCCAGGGCAGGTCCCCGGGGTCGGGCGTGTCGGTGGGCCGCCGCCGTCCGGATGTCGCGCGCTGGTGGTCACCGGAGGGCATGGCTGATGGACTCGAACACGCGGCTGATCATCGAGATCCTCCTCCTCGTCGCGGGCGGGGCCATCGCGCTCCTGGCGAAGCGCACGCTCGGCGAGATCGCCGAGGTGTCCAAGGCGGTGCAGAACCTCGTCGCCGAGGTCGCCGGCCAGCGCGTCCGTCTGGAGGAGGGGAACAAGCGGTTCCGGGAGATCAACGACGAGATCGCCAAGCTCAAGGCGAAGGTCGAGAACCTCGATCGCGACGGCTGCGCGAGGCGGGAGGTCTGCCCGTGAGCCCCCGCGCGAGGCCCCGGAAGCCGGCGCGCCGGCGCACCGCCGACCAGGGCGCGGCGCTCCTCGCCACCTTCGCGCGCCGGATCGAGCGCCATCTCGACCGCCAGGAGGAGCGCCTGCGGATGCAGGGGGACTCCTACGACGCCGTGCGCCGGGCCCACGACGAGAAGCACCGCCAGATCGAGGAGCGGCTCGCGGCGCTGGAGCGCGGCCAGGACGATGCCCGGGCGACGCTCGTCGAGATGCGGCGGCTCCTCGAGGGGATGCGCGATGTCGTCGAGCCGCTCCGCGAGCTCCTCGGCCGCCTCCGGGCCAGCCACCTCCGCACCGCAGCTCCGCCTCCGGCACCGCCCGAGGTGGGCATCGACCAGACCACGTCATCCCCCGAGCGCAGGGTCGCCGGGGCGTAGGAGGACACCATGGGCGCACAGGATCCCAGCGGCCTCATCCAGCGCGCGATGCGCGGCACGGCCCAGCGGTTCGGCCCGCCGGTCGCCGCGAAGGGCTTCACCCTCACCATGTCCGCGTCGGACCAGACGCAGGCGCTCGAGGCCGGTGCGGTCTACCGCATCGCCACCGGCGCGCAGCCGGCGTTCATCGGCGTGGCGGACCAGGCGACCGCGTCGAACCGCGAGTACCTCGCCGCGAGTTCCGAGACGTGGTGGCAGGTCCCCGCGGCCGGGGTGACGCTGCACTACCTCCAGGCCGGGACCGCGGGGAGCCTGTACGTCTCGAAGCACGATGACGTGGAGTAGCGCGGAGGCGCCGTGGCGATCCCGAAGACCGTCATCACGGGGAAGGTGCTCCTCCCGAGCGGCGTCGCGCCCACGAGCGGCACGCTGACCGCGAAACTCTCGCAGTCCGGGTCGGCGCTGGACGGCGCCGCCTCGCACCGCGTGGCATCGTCGATCCGGGCGGAGCTCGGCTCGGACGGCGCGCTCCCAGCCGGATGGGGCCTCTGCCCCAACGACGCGATCGTGCCGAGCGGCACGTTCTATCGGGTCGCGTTCGCGCTGAAGGACGACCGCGGTGTGCCGTACTCCTGGGAGGAGAAGTGGCAGGTCGCGACGGCGCCGAGCCCGGTCGACATCGGCGCGGTGACGCGGCTCGATGCGGTCGCCGGAGCGGCGGTGGCGCCGTCGATCGCGTCGACGCAGGCCCAGGCGGATGCGGCGTCGGCCTCGGCGACGGCAGCAGCCGGCTCGGCGAGCTCGTCCGCCGCATCGGCGCTCGCCGCGCAGCAGGCCGCGGCGGCGCTGCTCACGAACATCGATGGCGGCGCGCCGGACTCGGTGTGGGGCGGCACGCTGCCCGCCTTTGACGGAGGGACTCCCTGATGGCGACCAAGATCCAGCTCCGCCGCGGCACGGCTGCGCAGTGGACGTCCGCGAACCCGGTGCTCGCGCAGGGTGAGCAGGCACTCGAGACCGACACGGGCCGGCGGAAGGTCGGCGATGGGTCGACCGCGTGGGCGTCCCTCGCGTACGACCCGCCTGACGCGGGGGCGGCGACGCGCGGCCTCATCACGACGGCCGCGCAGACACTCGCCGGCGAGAAGGTGTTCCAGGACGGGCATGCGGTTCCGGAGGCCCAGGCGCTGAGGCTCACGCCTCACGCCGGCAACGCGTCGTGGCGCCTCTGTTCGACTTCCGCTCCGGCTCCGAACCGGGACGACCAGGTGTTCGCGATCCAGTACAACTGGAAGGAGGACGCGGTCGCGGGGAGTGGTGGAAACCGAACGCGCGACGTGAACACGCTCGGGTCGGTGTCGTTCCAGCTCGAGTCGCACTGGACGCAGAGCGGAGCCAACCCTGACCCGAACGCCGACTTCGAGTGGAACCTCGATTTCGGGAACCCCAGCACTGGCGCATGGCAGTCGAGATCCCTGGCGTTCACCCACAACTGGGGCACCGGCTACGACACGTGGAAGTGGGCGGTTGACCGGTCCACGTGGGGTCTCGTTCTCGACCGAACGCTCGCGGCGTTCTCGCCTCGGGTGAGCGCGCCCGTGTTCCAGGTCGAGTGGCCCGCCGACCCGGGAGCGATGACGACCACCAGCCCCGGGTTCGATCTCGTCGAAGGCGGCGGCGTGATGAGGCTTGGGTTCGATAACCCAGGCACGGGCGTCGCGTACATGCGCAGCAACGTCGTCCTCCCCGTCGGAGGAACGCGCGGGATCGTGCTGGGTCACAGCCTGGCGGCCACACCCAATACGTACGTCAACGATCTGTTCATCGACCTGAACAACTCCCGCGTCGGGATCGGCGGGAACTCGACCCCTACCGCGACCCTCACCGTCGGAGCGGCAGGGCTCTCGACGCCGTTCATGGTTGATGGCGTCACGGGCAACTGCGGGATCGGCGTCTCAGCCCCGACCGGCGCGCGTCTGCACGTGAAGAGCGTCGCGACGGTGTACGGCCCGTCATACTGGACCGGGGACGATCTCGTGGTCGGCCGCGAGCCGACGAGCGGTGCGTCCTCGGGCGCCATCTTCCTGCGGTGGAACGAGACCGCCGGCGTGGGCTTCCTCGGCAGCCTTGCTCCCGGGTCCGCCTGGAAGCCGCTGAAGCTCGGGTCGTCCTCGATCACGATGTCCGTCAACGCGGCGACGGACGTGGCGAAGTTCGACGCGAACGGAACGACCATCGGCGCGTCCGGGACCGCGATCAGCGCCAGCATCCGCGCCACCACGACGCTCTCCACCGGGGCCATCGCAGCCGGCGCCACGGTGACGCAGAACATCACCGTCACC